GCCTGTTCTGCCGCCTTTGCTAAGTCTGCTTTTGTTTCCGCCGAAACGTCCTCGTTATTCGTCAAGGCTTTTACAGCCTTGTCCGCCTGCTCCATAGCGTTGCTCAATTCCTTTTGGGTGTCTGCCGTATTGTCTATCGCCTTACTTAATTCGCCAGCCGAACGCTCACACTGTTCAAGCATACGCTCCTGTTCTTCCAGTGCCTCAACTGACTTTAGCCCCATTTCTACCAATTCCTCGGTAGAGTAGACTGCTTCCAGTGCGCCCCGGTCGTAATTTCCAACTGCCGCCGTCCAATGGTCTGTCTGCTCCGCAATATCCGAAATAGAGGTTGCTACCCCGTCTATTGTCGTCGCCGTGGTGGTCGTCGTTCCTGCAATGCCCTCGAAAGCGGCGTTTACTGCTTCTCCGGCCTGCTCCCACTGGTCTACCATATTCTGACCGCTCTCTGCCAAATTGCCGAGCTTGTCGCTCATTTCATCAACCAGCTTAAACCTTGCCAATAAATCAGCCACTAAATACCGCCTCCTCCCTTAATGGTGTCATGTCTGCAAGGGTTTCTATCCTCCTCAAGCTCCGACGCTATGTAGAGCAACTGTAACCTCCGGGGCATATTATAAAAATCCTCCATACGGAGGTTATGCCTCTGCCACAGTACGCTCGCCCAATAGCCGTCGCTGCCGGGAGTGCTTACGAGTTTTTTGCGTCAGCCAAATCCTCGTCGTCGCTTACTGCTGCCACAAGCCCAAGAGCCTGCATTACAATACGGGAAACGTGCTGGTATTCGTCTGCGGAGCTGAATACCTTGAGAGGCATTTCCGTAACGTCCACACAGCCGTAGTGCTTCATCAAATCCGGGTCTTTCAAATCCGGGTACTGCAATGCTTCCACAATCATGTGACGGGCTGCTCTTGCGCTGTCCTTTTCAGTTTTCCAAACAACCTCGCCTGCAGCAATGAGCGGATTGCCCTTTTTGTCAGTCGCCATGCTGCGCTTGCGGTATGCGTCATTGATACGGTTGATTTCCTCCTGCGTGAGCTTCTTAATCTCAAACTGAATTACCTCGCCGTTTTCGTCCTTAAAGGTTTCCGGGCCGGGTGCGGTAACTACCTCCGGCTCATTGCTACGCATAAAATATTTCAAATCTTTCTTAGCCATAGTGATTTATTCTCCTTTTCATAAAATTACAGCCCCTCCCGGTTATCCGCCGTAAAGGGGCTGCGCCTGCTGCCTGTTGCTTATACAATATCCTTGCCGTTGAAGTTGAGGGTATCGTCCACAACCTCGCCGCCGCTGTCGAGGGCTGTCAAAGGCAAATCGCCAGTGAGAACGCAACCAACAACAGTAACAGTGCTGCTGCCGTGCGCTGCGTAGTAATCACTGTTTTCGTCGTTCATAATACCTTGAATAGTAAGCTCCGGCGTTGCTCCCGTCTTTTTGTACTCCTTGATTTTCTCCTCAAGCCAGTTAGTGGAACGTCTACGGGTAATCGTTCCTGTAATGTTGTAACCCAGCCAACGGCTGCTATTGCTGCGCTCGCCGAGCTGCTTTCCTGTCCATACGTCCGGCGTGAACTTGATATTGCAGTTTACGCTATCCAAGCACTCTACGCCGTCAATGAATACCTTTCCCTCACGCAGGGAAATGGGATTTTTGTTGTATTCCATATCCGCTTATCCTCCTTATCTCGTGGAAATTGTGAAGTAGAGCTTTTCTGCGCTATCCACAGGCTTCAAGCCGACATTGAAATAAGTCTCGTCGCCTTGACTTAATTCTCTGTCAACAAGGAAGTCGTTATCGTAGTCAACGTCAGTAATCGCTCCTGCGTCGTCAAACTGCTTCAAAATGGTGCGGCCAATGCCCTCCATAATGTCCCAGCCGTCACCCTCGTTGTCGTACTTGTTCGGAGGGAAGTTGAGCTGTAACGCCTCTGCAAAGGTATCGAATACTCTGATAACTCTGTTCTTGCGGTAGCTCTTGTCCTTGCCGTCCTTAAAGGTTACGAGGGAGTTAATGTCGTACTCTACAACAACTGCTCCTGCCTCGGAAACAGAGAAGAAAAACTCTCCGTTATTGATTGCTGCAACAGCCTCCTCGTGGCTCTTTGCGTCCACAACAGCCGTAGCACCCTCGTATTCAACGTAGGTATTACTCTGTGTGTTCTTTGCTGCCGCCGTAGCCGCTGCCGCCCATGCACAAGCCTCTGCGTGTGTAAGCTCCTCGCCGTCAACAACAACAGAGTTTGTTACGTTAATAACGCCCTCGTAATCGTCGCTTTCAGTGTCCGGCATAGCAACCTGTACGCCCTTGCCGATATTCTCACGCATATACTTGATTTTGGTCTTTGCTGCTGCCTGCAGGCTTGCGTCTGCGATAGGGAAACAAAGCGTATTGAACTTAACTCCCTCAATGCTGTCGAGGAATTTCGTTGCGTCTACGTTCTCCATTGCGGTATCTGTACCTCCTGTGAGGGTAACACCTGCTACCGCTGCGAGATTGCCAGTGCCGGAGAATGTGATATACTCGTTGTTCTGCGCAATAAGCTCCTCAACAGTTGTAAGGCCGGTGTATTCCGCAACCTTGCTGCCGTCAAGGTTTACAAGTACGTCGAACTTTGTTTCGTCGAGTACATTCGCAACAACAGAAAAGCTCAACGCATTTCCTCTTGTGCCTGCGTACTTTGCAACTGCTGTAATGCTCTCGCTGGTTGCCTTTGCCTCCGTGCCGCCGTTTACACGGTACACGAGGACTTTTGCAGCCTTTTTGAACGCCTCTCTGACAAGCAGCATTTGACGGTTTTTATCCTTGTCGTAAATGCTGTAACCGAGCTTCGCCCTTGCTGCGTCCGGGCTGGCGTTAGTAAGCGTAATGTATTCGCCTACCGGCCCGTAATTGTGGTTAATAAGGGGAACGATAACAGTACCCCTGCTGCTGATACCGAGTACGTCCTGCTTCCCACTCACAAAGTTAATGTAAGTGCCGGGACGGGTCTTTCCTACCAGCTTGTCGAATGTTCCACCTGCCATGTTACTTTACCTCCTTACCGCACCATGCTTTGATGTGTGCTTTCATTTCTGCGACGGTGTATTCTCCCGTCATTCCATACGTCGCTCCTGCGAAAGTGCAAGAAGAAACGCCGAAAAGCTGTCTGCAATTCGCAGCCAACTTCTCCACCGGGAACTTTGCGGCCTGCTGCACTTTTTCGGGTGCTGCCTCCGCTGCTCCGGCTGTGTTAGTACTTTTGTTAGTACCCATTGCTCTTGCCTCCTTTATTTCTCCGGGTGCTGCCCGGTTGTTATTCCGTGGCTGGGATTGCATATTGTTCCAATGCCTCCGCCATTGCCTCTGAAATAGGCTTCTCGGTGTAGGCCTCTGCCTTATCCCATAACTCCACTTCATACGTTTGCATTTTGACCGCTTCGTGTCTGTTGTACGGTCGGCGGCTCGTCCAGTCTATTGTGAGCTGGGTGGCTCCGTTATCCAGTACCTTTAGTTTCGGGTCGTTTATTCTTACGTTCCCCTCTGCCCTCTCTCCCGTTTCTGTGATGAGGGGAATTAGGTTGCGGTTTCCCTTAATCGCCGTCAATACCTCAAAAGCGAGTGCGTATGCCTGCTGCGAAGTCTTATGGAAAAACTTTATAAACCAAACGTATTCCATTTTGTACGTCGCAAAGGTTTCGCCCCCGGTTGAAATTTCCGGCGTAGGAAAATAGACCGCCGGGACATTGAAATTCTGCTGGACATTCCAGTAGTACGGCGAGGGGTTTCCTGCTCTGTCGAGCGTAAATTTGATAATGCTTGCTAATTCCTGCTCAAGCATTGCTCCACCTCCTCCGTGTTATCCGCCGAAATAGCTGTCTAACCATTCCTGCAGTTTTTTCTCCAAAAGCTCCGGGTAAATTTGATTGAGAATACGCAATGCGCTGTCCCAATAGTGTTTTCCCTCTACCCAGTGCTGCTTTAACATCATGCCGCTTTCTGCGGCTGGGTCGTAAATAAAACGGTCGCCCTGCCAGTAGCCCGGCACCCAGCGTCTTGCAACGCCTTTGGTATTTGTCCAGTGACCGTCATTCACATAACTTGCGTAGTCAAGATTTGTGCCAACTTCTAATACCAGTCCGCCCTCCTGTATTCGCCATACGTTTCCGTCGTTGCCTCTCTCGAAGCTGGCGAGTAAGAGCCTGCTGTCCATTACCTGTCGGCGTATAATCTCGTCCTGCAAAATCCTCAAGAACTCGTTTCCAAGCCCCTCCAAAAACAGCTCGAACTCCTTGCGGAACTCTCCTTTTGCTGCCTTTTCGACGCT